AGCCGGAAGGTGGCCCAGAACCCCGACGAGTCCCGCCGCTTCACCCGGGACGATCTGGAGAAGTACATGCGGGTCACCGGTGACACGAAGCCGGTGCTGTATTTGGTGGAGAAGTATCTGGCGGCGGAGAACCCCGCCGATCTGGAACGCCGGATTGCTGAATTGCAGGCGAAGCTGAAGGCCAGTCAGGCCGCATAGAAACAAGAAAGCCCCGGCGCTGGCAGGCGGAACCGGGGCTTTAGATACAACGTGGAGTTAATTATGGCAAAGGCAGACACAGATTTCCAGACAGCTAAAAATTCTCCTCTGGTTACAGAGTACGAGCCATTCAGGCTTGAGGCGATCCAGGATGGTAGTGGCTTCTTTCTGGTGCAGCCCGGTCTAGGCCCAGAGGAGGACGCATGCATCCGCTTGCCGACGATGCAGGCATACGAAGTTGCGCGGAAGATCATTGAGGCGGTAGACGGCGCCGTAGCCATCGCCGAGGAGCGGCGCAATGGCTGATGTCGACCTCTGGATGCCGCTATACATCGGCGACTACATGTCCGGAACGTCCAGGCTCACTACTGAGCAGCACGGCGCCTACCTGCTGCTCATCATGGACTACTGGAAGAACGGCGCGCTCCCCGACAACGACGCCATCCTGGCTCAGATTACCCGGCTCCCGCCTGATGCTTGGAGCATGCACCGAGCAGTGCTTGAGCATTTCTTCACGGTCGAGAACGGCGAGTGGAAGCACAAGCGCATCGAGCGCGAGATGGATGCCGCCCGCGACAAGAAGCAGAAGGCCAGCGAGAAGGCGAAAGCCGCAGCACAAGCGCGCTGGGAGAAGGACGCCGAGCAACAAGCAAAGCAAGAGAAAAGCAACGAGCAATGCTCCAAGCATGCCACAAGCAATGCTCAGGCAATGCATGAGGAGTGCCCGTCACCATCACCTTCACCATCACCATTACAAACACCGGGACCGTCACAAGATATTGCGCCTTCGGCGCCTCGCGCTGGCAAGCAGCGCAAGCCCAAGCGAGCAACCCAGCTCCCTGAAGATTTCGAGCCCAGCGAGAACAACCGGCAGGTGGCGGCGGAGCAGGGCGTGAGTATCCATGACCAGCTACCGCAGTTCCGTGATTACCACCGGGCCAAGGGCTCGACGATGAAGGATTGGCACGCAGCCCTGAACACCTGGCTACGCAATGCCAAGAAGTTCGACGGCGGGCGCACCGGCAAACCGCCCCAGGAAACCCCCCATGAACGCGGCCAGCGCATGGCGAGAGAGCGAGGGATTATCCAATGAACGCGAACGACTACCCCGAGTTTGTGACGCTGTGGACCCAGGTCTGCGAGGTGTACGGCAAGCCGCCATCCGATGGCGCCCTGGACCTGATGTTTAACGCACTCAAGCGGTTCGACCTGGACGCGATCAAGCAGGCGCTGACAGCCCACGTCAACGACACCCAGCACGGTGATTTCGTGCCCAAGCCTGCCGACATCGTGCGCCACATCGAAGGCGACGGCGATACCCGGGCGCTGTCCGCTTGGGCCAAGGTCGAGGACGCCATTCGCCGCGTCGGCCCGTACCAGACCGTGGTGTTCGACGATCCGCGCGCCATGGCCGCCATCGAGGAAATGGGCGGCTGGATCAAGCTGTGCGACGTGACCGACCGCGACCTGCCGTTCAAGGGCAACGAGTTCAAGAAGCGGTACCAGGCGTATATCTCCCGCCCGCCGGAGCGGCACCCGTCGAAGCTGCTGGGCATGAGCGAGGCGACGAACGCCGGGGAGCACCAGGAATTCGTGCCGGAGCCGCGCCTGATTGGCAATCCGCAACGGTGCCTCGCGGTGATGAAGCAGGGCGCCGAGGCGCAACCCGGCATCAACCGGCTATCCGACGCGCTGGATGGCGTGGCGGGCCGACTGACCAGCAAGAGCGAGGTGGCGTAGATGAATGCCAAACAGATCGAGCAATGCCGAGCAGAGTTCGAGGTGTGGGTGAGCAGGCAAAACGTTTGCAAGAAGTACGGCGCCAAGCTCCACAAGCATCGCGACGGCAGCTATCGGGACTACCGGATTAATGATCGATGGAATGCCTGGAAGGCCGCCACGGCGTCTCAGCTATCAAGCAGCCAATCTCTAGGATTCATTACTCATGCCCAGATGGATGAAATTGTGAGCTCGAATGACCCCAGTCTGCACTGGCATGCGGATGTATTCGCAAGCCATGAGTATGCGGAGATCTACGGGGATGATGCGGTCGCCATTTTTGCGAGCCGGCCTAAAGAGCGGGAGGGCACCCAATGAGCGTCCGCGAATCCAGCCTCATGGCCTACGACGCCATCACAACCGCCGACCTGGGCCGGCAGCAGAAGCAGGTGCTTGCCGGAGTCGCCCTGCTGGTCCGTACCGGCCAGCACACCGACGGCTGGGTCAGCCGCCGGCAGATCGCCACCATCACCGGCCTGGAAACGTCCACCGTGGCGGCGCGCACCCATTCCCTGATCGCAGCCCACCGGCTGGTGGAATCCGAGGATCTGACGCCGTGCCCGGTGACGGGGAAGCGGGTTCACATGGTCGGTCTCCCGGGTGCTGATGGGAGGGCTGCGGCGTGAGCATCGAACTGCTGAACATGGATTGCATGGAGTACATGCGCGGCCTTCCGGATAAGGCGTTTGATCTGGCGATCGTGGACCCGCCGTATGGCATTGGCGAACACGGCGGGAAGAACCGTACGAGCGCAGTGCTCCAAAGGAACGGCGCTCGCCTTATTGCTCGCGATGGCGGTTATACAAAGAAGGATTGGGACAATGTTCCGCCGCCCGCTGGTTACTTCGAAGAGCTGCGCCGAGTCAGCCATGCGCAAATCATCTGGGGCGCCAATTATTACGCTGGCCTGCCAGCGGGCGGGTGCATTGTCTGGGACAAGGTGAACGACGGCGCAGATCAAAGCGCGGCAGAGGTCGCTTACAACAGCTTAACCAAGCGTGTGGATATGGTGCGCTACATGTGGCGCGGCATGATGCAGGGCGAGTCAATCCACAACGGAACCCGTCAGCAAGGGAATAAATCGCTGAACGAAAAGCGCATCCATCCTACCCAGAAGCCCGTCAAGCTCTATGAGTGGCTACTGAGCAACTACGCCAAGCCCGGCATGCGCATCCTCGACACCCATCTAGGCAGCGCCTCGAGTGCCATTGCTGCGCACTACTTCGGCTGCGACTTAGTCGGCACCGAGCTGGATCCTGACTACTTCGCGGCGGCGAAGGCCCGCTTTGAGCGCGAAACCAGCCAGATCGATATGTTCGCCGGAGGTGCCGCATGACCCCATTCACCGACCCTCAAGCCGCCTTGGAAGAGGCCCAATTCCAGGCCGAAATGACCGGCTGGCCCCAGGCCATCGTAACCACGCCTGAGGGTATGGCGGTTGTGGCGAAACACCGGGCGCATGGCATGGAGATTCTGGAGGTGGTGCATGGCTAAACAGAAGCGAACCGTCCTGCTCCGCGTCACCGATGACGGGGCTTTCGTGCCGGCTGACGACCTGAGTAAGCAGTTGCTCCGTCAGCGGAAGATTCGCCGGGGCGACCTGGTGTCCGCCGACCCGAAGAAGGCGCGCAACCCGACCGCCTGGAAGCGCGCCCACAAGCTGGCCCAGCTGCTGATCGAGAACCTGGACGACTTCACCAGCATGGACGCGCACAGCGTGCTGAAGCGCCTCCAGTTCGAGGCGGACATCGGCTGCGAGCGAATGGATGTGAAGGTGCCCGGGTACGGCGTGGTCAGCCAGCGGTGGCCTAAATCCATGTCCTTCGACCAAATGGACGAAGGCGAATTCCAGCAGGTCTACGGCCAGTTCTGCCAGCACATCATCGACATGTACTGGAGCGGGCTGACCCAGGACCAGATCGAGCAGATGAGCAATCTGCTGGGGGTGGCAGCGTGAAGCGAATCTATTTTGTGGTCAGCAGAGGAACTTACCCAGGCGGCGCTATCGTTTCCCGTCGAGAGTTTTTGGTGACCGGGTCGATTACCCGGCAGATGGACAAGGTAGAGGATTTTATTCAAGAGCATTCCGAGGAGCTGGGTCGGCCATTAAACGGGCCACCTATCGTTTCCTGGTTTAAGTGCGTTGGCGTTGTGATTTTTGGTCGCCAGTGGAGGTGGAGCTGATGCAAGGCGGCAAAGCACCCACCGCGCGCCAAAAGCGGTGGCACCAATGGCTCCGCGACCAGGGCTGCGCCTGTTGCGGCATGCCGGCGGAGATCCACCACTGCGTAGGTTCCACCGGCAAGCACAGCAAGGTGTGGATCGGTCAGGACTTCACCATTCCACTCTGCCCGCGCCACCACCGGCACGAGGCGTCGATCGACAAAAACACCGCCCAGTTCGTCACCGAGTATTACGGCTCACCCCGGGACATCGGCCGGCGGGGAATGGAGAAACTGATCTTTGCCGGCCTGGTGGCGCACTACCGGCGCTCCCATGGCGAGCTGCCGTGTTCGACGGAGGTACTGGCCGCGATTGAGGATTGGAGGCGCTAATGGATGAAATCGTTTTGCCCTGGCCTGACCGGAAGCTGCACCCGAACACGCCGGCACACTGGGCAGTCCGTGCAAAAGTGAAGAAAAAAGCCCGCCGGGATGCCCACCTAATCGCCAAGGCCGCTGGCTGGCATCAGACCCGGTGGCCCGAAGGGCGCCTGCATGTCTGGATTGACGGCTACGCCAAGGACCGCCGACGCCGAGACCATGACGGTTTCCTCGCCAGCCTCAAGGCGCATCTTGACGGCATGGCGGACGCCATGGGCGTGGATGACAGTCGGTTCGTTCCGCACCCCTACATCAAAGACGAAACACGGAACCCGCCAGAGGTGCGGATACGGGTAACAGGAGGCCCCCATGAATAAATTTTTGTACTGGCTCACCGGCTACCTGCCGGCGCGGATCATCAGCGATGGTGAGGCGCCGTATCTGGAGCGCTATTACCTGTTCACCCTGCTGGGCTGGCGCTTCTATCTGCACCGATTCGTGGGCAGCGACCCCGACCGGGGCCTGCATGACCACCCTTGGGTGCGGGCGTTCAGCATCGTGTTGAGCGGCTGGTATTGGGAAGAACGTCGCTCCGGGACCCATAAGGTCCGCTGGTTCAATTCGCTCACCGGGGACACCTTCCACCGGGTGATTCTCCCGTGCCCTCTGGATGGACGGCCATTCGACAACGTCATGTGTGGCGGCCCTCACCATGAGCCTCAGACGTGCTGGACGCTGTTCTTCCATCGCACTGGCAAGGCCAAGGAGTGGGGCTTTCTGAACGACATTAACGACGCGAGCGGCGCACAGGTGTTCCAGCCGTACCGCTACACCCGCGAGGGCCGGCAAACCGAATGGTGGCTGACGGCGCCGCCGGGGCGATACGTGGGGAGGCAGGCAAATGGCTGACACAGCAGACCGAGCCGGTGAATTGATCGAGGAGCGCATGGCGCAGGCTCTTGCCGGTCGTGGCGGACCCGTCACCCCGTCCGAGACCCACTGCGCGGACTGTGACGACGAAATACCGGAGCGGCGGCGGGCACTGGGCGGGATCACCCGCTGCGTGGACTGTCAGGGCATTTTCGAGGCGAGAGGGCGGTGATATGGCGGACGTGAAGCGCGAAATCCATGACGCATACGCGATTTTCAAAATGCAGCGCGAGGGCAGCGGCGGGAATGCCCTATCTGGCCGCATCTACGGCATGGCCAAGAATGTCTGGGCGGGAAAGGTCATGGCGGCGGTGGAGAACCAGCCCCGGCCGCTCGGGGATCTGCTGCTGATGTGCTACGCCCCGGAGTGGGAGACGCGATCCTTCGATGTGATCCGGGCCTGCCTTTGGGGTGAGTTTCTTCGGCGCTGCGGCAAGGACATCAACCGGGACCACACGCTGCGCAAAGCCAAGGCGATGGCCGAAGTCGCGGTGTTCGATTATCAAGCTCAGGCGCGTAACGGCCCTTTCAGTGTGGAGATGGTCTGCCAGATGCTCGGCGTCGACCAGAGCAACTGGTACAAGCCCGGCCGGAAGTGGCGGTATTGGTACGAACAGATGGGCCGAATCCTCAACCAGTGGGAGCGCGATGCGCTGCGCCAGCCCCGGGAGGTGTGCGAGGAAATTATGGCGCTACGGCAAAAAGAAAGCGCATAACTGACCGTAGTGCGAATGACCGTAGGAAAAGTACCCTAATTGGCAGAGTCACAGATTGGCTCTGAACCACGCCGGAACCCCTGACCCGGCCATCCCCGAGACCCGCCCCGTGCGGGTCTTTCTATTTCTGCCCTACGGACTGGGAGTCACCCGGTCGCCAGGGCGTTTTGTTTGAGGTGTGCGATGGACTGGAGCCGCTGGCCGAATTTCTCAGCCGGGGAATTCCGGTGCTCGCACACGGGCAAGAACGGCATGGACCCCGCGTTCATGGACCGCCTGCAATCGCTGCGCACGCAGTACGGCAAGCCGATGGTCATCACCAGCGGTTACCGCGCCCCGTCGCACCCCATTGAGGCCCGCAAAGCCTCGCCGGGCGCTCATGCCAGCGGCCGGGCGGCGGACATTGCAGTACGCGGTGGTGATGCCCTGCAGGTGGTCGAGCTGGCTCTGGCGCTGGGCTTCACCGGGTTCGGTGTGAGCCAGAAAGGCGGCAGCCGGTTCATTCATTTGGACGATCTTCCCAGCGAAGCGGGCCGCCCCCGGCCCTGGATCTGGAGCTACTGACGTGAGCCGGCTGTATCGGTT